AAAAGAAAAGCCCTAAAACTAGGACTCTATCTCTATAAAGTGCCGCTTAGCAGAAACAAATTTATTTGTTTTTCTGTTGCTGTCAATTTCTAAAACATCCATTTTTAGCCGTTTTCTGACTGTATGGTGTCGCTTTTATTCGTTGAATATTTTTAACAGGGGGCCATTTAGGGGGCCACTGAAATATTTTAATTTATCGTTACTAAAAATATTTTTAGTAAATCTATTGACAATACTAAAAATAATGCTAGTATATAAGTGCAAGCAGAAAGGGATTAAAACCATGACAAAGATGACATACAAACAAGAACAATTCATTGAAAGCCTAATCAGCAAGAAGCAGGAAGAATGCCCAGAATTAATTTATGAATATTATCAAAACAAGCAGTTTATGACAATGCAACAGGCTAGTAACATGATCCAATCATTACTTGAATGGGCAGATAAAACTGACGAACAATTAGAAGATAAGAAGATCAGCGAACAGGTTTATTACATCGTATCACATAAGAAAACTAAGAAATGGGCAGAAAAATACAACGCAATCAGAAGCGCTCTACACGTTAACTTAACAAAGGCAACAGTCTTAAATCACGAACAATTGCAGTCAATAAAGGAAATCGTTTTCTAAAGGAGGAAAATATGAAAAAGATTAATCTAATTGAAATGGTCCAGGAAGTATTGGATAGTAGCGAAACTGCTTATTCGCTCAGTAAGAAGTCCGGAATTTCTGAACAACTAATCGGAAAATATCGCAATGGAGTTACTTCTGTCGGAAATATGACAATTGAAAACGCGCAGAAATTGATTAACATTGACCTTGCCGAACCAGAACGCAAAGACGGTGAACGCGTGTTCGCTTCTCTACTCGCCGCTCCGGTTCTCCAGCGCTTTGGATATGACGCCGACTTTATCTGCAGCAATCGCCTACCACTTGAATGGGGAGAATATACGCCTTTCCTGGACTACTTCCTAGCATGCTTCGACGACATGAACAACATCTCTATTATCATGCGCTTTGAAGATACGGAAGATACAGAAACATTTGAAGAAATTCTATAATTATCCTGCTCGGAATTGAGCAGGTTTTATTTTGCATAAAAAAAACAGCCTACCCTCGCAATGAGAGTAGGCTTTCAATTACTTCATATCTTCTTCTGCTGTTGTTGTTTCTGTCGGTTCGACTTCCGGCAATCCTGCAACGGAAGTACCTAATGACAAGATAGCCGCCAGTGCTGAAGCAGATAGTACCATCTGCCAGTTGACATCACCAATCACAGCAGCCGTCCCGATCGTTGCAACGAATGTCTGTGCTGCTGTCTTTAATGCACGTCTGCCTGCTGCCTTTGCCCATTTAGTCCAATATTGTTTGTCTTTCATCTTTTTGTTACCTTTCCCTTTCTTCTTAATTCTTCGTAGAGTTGATCGCCTGTATGGTTTCCACCAAGCGCTTTGTAAACTGTGTGTATCTTATCGACCTCTCTAAATTCATCGACCGTGATTTTGTCCTTGTCGATTAGATCTGCGTGCCATTTGTAAAGTTGACCTCTAAGTATGATCTGCATTCCCTGCTTGATCATACTTAGGTCATTTTTTAATTCTGTATCCTCATCTGCTTTCCGCTGCTTCATGCCTTTAATCTTCGCAATCAACCAAGCAATGGCACCACCTGCTACGGCGGAAATAACGGTATTGTAGATGGGAGTAATCAACGGATTCATCGTTTCGAGCATGTCCTTATCCCACTCTGATAGTTGTTCCCGGATAGATCAGATTCGGGTTTGCAATACCGTTTACTTCTGCAAGCCATTGCCAAGATACACCATGTGTTGCTCCGATGCCCGATAACGTATCGCCATCTTGAATGGTGTAATATTCTTCCCCGCTCGTATTAGCAACTGGTTCACCATCGATAACGATTTCTTGCCCAGCATAGATTTTATTAGGGTCAGCAATGCCGTTAATTTCTGCTAGGTGTTGGTAAGTCGTTCCAAATCTAGCTGCAATCCCTGATAAAGTATCACCATACTGCGTTACATAAACGTTGGATGATGTTGCTGCTGGTGATTGTGCAGGTGATGGAACATATTCCGTTGGTCTATCTGCGGATGCGCCAATGCGATAGATTGATGGGTCAACGAAGATTACATTTTCATCAAGTACACCACCGTTAGAAGTGTATTGCTGAATTGTTCCATAAGCCGAGGTATCTACTGTATGACTTCCGTCATTGTTTCCCCATGCAGCTACCCACTTATCATATGGATCACATTCAGGCGCTAGATATCCAAGCCAAGAAAGTGATGTATAGATTCCGGTGTAATAACCAGCAGCTGCAACAACGTCGCAGAATGCACGCGACATAGGTGCAATGTTATCGTGTGTAATATATACGCCATTATCAACTTTGTAATGGTCAGCGTCTTCCATATCTAGCCACACGCCAAGCCCAATATCCACGCCATCAATGATGGATAAGAAGCGTTGTGCTTCTTCGATTGCCTGTGCCACATTAAGTGCGTAAGAGTAAAAATACACGCCGATTGTGATTCCTAAACGTTGGCACTCTGCGACGTGTCTGCGGAATGAATAGTCTTCACGGCTTGCGACACCCGCACGCAGAATTGCATATCCACCAGCATATGGTGTGAAGTCAAAGTTTGGTTGATGTTCTGAAACATCAGGCACGTTATAAATTCTTCCCATTTGTTTATTCTCCTTCCTATTTTTCATCTGCATAGCAAATGTTCTTTGCTTTGCAATATACATCTACGTAGGTTTCGTTCTTATCACCATTGTGAGTTACCTCGCAGTAGTTCGCCTGTCCATTTGCAGACGACTGTAAAACGTTGGTACTGACAAGTGCTTTCCAGTTTTGTAATGTTTTAGTGAACCATACGATATAGCAATCTTCAGGTTTAACCTCAACAAGATTTACTTCTGACATTGCCTTTGATGCTAATTCTTTTGCTTTTTCAATCATTTTATTTTTCCTCTTTCTTTCTATCTAAAAAGGCGACTTTATAGCCGCCTTAATAGCAATATTTATATTTTCTTCCAACCCAATCCTCCTGGATTTCTTGTATTATTGTCCCATGTACACTCCCAGATATCTCCGCCATAAATATAACGTTCACCCTTTTGGCCTGTCATTCCTGGCTTCCATTCTGGGTAAATAGGTTTATTTTCTTTTGTAATTTCTTTATACAAAGCTTTGTGGCTTTCTGGTCTAATATTAGGGTCCGAGACTAAGTCAATAAGAACCTCATATGGTTTGCCTTCATGCTTGAATCGTTCGCCTTTCTTATATGGATATTTATTCTTATTCCACCCGTCCAATTCGTCACATAGACGTATCACATCTTCGGGGCTTGCATAGTTCATGCCAATCAAGAATACGTTTCGTTGTGCTTCCAAACGAGAACGTTCTTCTGCTAACTCAATCTCTGATTGTGGGACTTCTTTGAAAAAAAATGTAACATTCGAGTTTGCGTTATCGTTCTTGTCTGCTCTTACACTTATGAGTTCGACAGTGCCAAACTTAAACAATTCCGTTTTGTCTTTATCAAAAATGATTGCGTTCGATACGTTTTTTCGCGTCATCAAGTTTGCAAACTCGACAATCTGTTTAAACGGCATAATCATTGAAAAACTGTTTGCTTGATAAGACGATATATCATATGACTTGCCATCATTTAGTTTAATTTCCATCTTCTAGCCTCACTTCCTATTCTGTTCTACGCCAAATATTGACTGCATAGTATGGAGGCAGTGTTCCATCCTCTGCAGTTTGGCCAACCACCGCGGTAAAGTGGTTCCACCCCGCGAAACCCTGACCCGCTCCAGAAACAACAAATGTTGCATTTCCCAAAACACTTATATCCGTATCGTTAGCAGCCTTATAGCCGATAGCATTAACATTTCCATTAACCGCACCAATAGCTGCGGCCAAGTTTCCATTGCGGCCGTTCTTATTTCCGTGACTGTGCGTTTTGCTTCCACCAGAAGATTTGATAGGTGTGTTTCGGCTAGCGCCTATCAAGAACTTATCCTCAATCTTTTCCCATCGTCCAAAGCCAAATAATGTAGCTGGGCTAACTGTCGATTCAGAAATGTAAAAAGAGCCAACAGGGTATACTTTTTGCAAAACACCATCTTGTACATTCTGTTTGACTTCCTTTTTTAATTGTTCAACAATATTTTCTAATGATTTGATTTTTGGGTTGATTTTATCAATATTATTTTTTAAATCATTGATTGAAGATTTTGCACCTGAAACATCTGTTTTTAACCCGCTGATGTCCTTTTTGTTTGTGGTGTTATCTTCTTTCATATTTGAAATGTCCGTTGTTGCTGTTGCAAATTCGTCCGTTTTGAATTTGCTGAATTCGTTGTTTGCTTCTTCAATATCATCACTATTCTTCTTGATGCCGCTGTCCATTTTATCAAGGTTTTCAGCGGTTAATGGTGTGCTTGCGTTTGGTGAGTTTTGCCACCCAATTTTAGTGTAACCCATTATCTTCCTCGCTTTCTTCGATCATGAAACTTAATGCTTCAACTGATGATAAAGGCATGTTCAGCGTTTCAATCTCTGACAGTTTGACTGTCTTGATGTTCACTTCTATTTCTTCATTGTTCAACTCTTTTATTTCTTTTAAGCATTCGTCATAGTGTGGGTTATCTGTAGTTACCTTTCCGCTATCTGAATACTTAGAAATAACAGCGTTGATTGTTTCCTGAATTGGTTCACATGCCTCTGTTAAAGCCCTTTTATTTGCGTTAATTCGATATGCAACCTTAACAGGCATTGAAATTGCATTAAGCTTATTTATTTCATTTACGATATTGATTATCTTGCTTATTTTAAAATTCATTTTTCTTGCTCCTATTAAATTCCCGTCAAATAATCAACGCCATCTTTTCGGTAAAATTTCAATCGCTTAGTAACGCCAACAGTTGATAATGTTAAGTAATCACTATTTGAATTTCTAGCAATTCCAATGCTTGTGTTACCAAGTGAAAAATAGTCAGAACCAAGCATCAATGAAACCTGATGCCCTGTAATTCCACCTATTAGTTGAACATCATTTCTTGCGCTATCTCCAGCTGCATGGAACCACGTATATATTCCTGTTCCGTTATCATCCGTTCGAGAGATAGTGAATTCGTTTGCGCTGATTGTAAAGTCGCCATTACCCTTGAATAAAATACCGTGAGTATTGTTAAACGCATCAGTGTTTCCTGTTGCCGTAATGTACTTATCGCCGTTTCTGAATGTGATGCTTGAACCCTCGATGTTACTACCGAAGATATCAACCGCCGTAATCGTGCCTGTCTTGATGTTGCTTCCATTGATGACTGTGCTTCCCTCTTCGGACAAACTCTTAAATGTAACGTAACCGCTCAAATCTATATTGATTGCCTGTATATCAATCTTTTCAGCAGATTGTTTATAACTGGAATTTATCTGTGTTATTAATCCATCTTTCTTAACATAACTTTTTGCTTCCAATTCGATTTGTTCAGCTGTTGTAGAAATCTTCGTGTTCAGCTTGATAATATCTTCAGCGTTCTTGCTTTGATACTTTCTAATGCTTTCAGCTTGCAACACAATTTTTTTATTCGTCTGCTCGATGTTGGTTGCGTTAGTTTCAATTTTCTCTTGCAGATACATCGACTGTTGGTTGAATGCATAGATTGCTTGATTGAACTGGTCGTCTTTGATTGGATCTTTATATTTTACCGTGCCGTCCTTATACGTGTATTTGAACCGTGTCAAGCGGCAATAACCGACTCTGTCATACGGCTCCGGTTGCCAGCCTTTATTGTGCTTTGTAATTGGATACAACGTATAACTCGGATATAACTCTGCATTTGGACAGATGTAATCATCAATCGGTTCAGCGACTGACAGCGACTCAAAATATTCAGGATCAATGGATACGACAGAATTATCGCTCATGTTGATAATCGTTATTTCATCTTCATGCAGTGCATAATGTGTCACGATTTTTTCCCACATTTGCATGCCAACAGGAACCGTTCCGTCAGGTGTCTTTGTCCATTTTTCGTCATCTGCTGCCGGCTTCGTACCGTTGTTGTACAAGAAGAAATGTTCAATACTGACTACCCTATCTGAACTTGTTCCGATGTTCTTAATTTTAGATTTTAGATCTTCAACCGTAACACTGAATTCATGCATTTTCTGATTGAGTATCGTCATTGTTCGTGCTGGCTTTGATGTGTTTTCGTGAAGCTCTTTCCCTTTTGCTTCGAGATTGTCTTTGAAAAACTGTGTACCGGCAAACGTCCGTTTCATTAGTACCGTATCAATCACCGCACCTGCAGGTGTTCTGAATTGAATATGGTCACCAACTTCAACAAATGGCAAGCCCATCACATTAGCAGTGAACGGTATGTATTGAATATCTTTGATTTCGTTATACACCGCTTCTGCTATCGGTTGTAGTTCTGTACTGCCCATTCCATATAGCAGTGGGTTCCCCTCGATAACGTATGCATTCTGCCCGTCTTTATCACCGGCAACAACGCCCACATCATCCTTTGTTGCTCTGATTTGTAGATAATCTAACTTTTTGATTTTGTAATCAGCAACTTCAACCGTTCCGATGTAGTGCGTTCCTGTGTACTGCATGCTTGGTGTACCAACTGGATTTTCTAACTTTTTAATCATCAGTATTCTACCGTTATCCAACATACGAGATGTGGTGAAGAAACACCCAGACATCTCCTGCAGATAGCCGAGAAATGTTGTTCCTGTCGCACCGTTTACATACATGTTTCTATGAGAGATAACTACATTGCTATTCGTGTATGTTTGCGGTAGTTGATAATCAATGCCGACCTTGTTGCATAAAGAAATCAATAAACTTCTATGCGTAATTGGGAACTGCACTTCCTTGTTCCACCAATCGCTCACATCTTGATTAAACTTTGCAAGCATGCCGCTTGCAGTAATGTTGTACAGATGGTCGTTTTGCTTTTCTGCTTTGTCAACAATGTACGTACCTGCCGGCATCTCCATTCCGCCGACTGTAATTTTCAACTCAGCCTCTTTGCCTTTTAGCATGCTGATTTCTTGTTCTAAATTCAGCAGTGTAAATTCAATGGTTGGTTTTTCGACTGAACTTAGATCCATTGAATTACTTGAACTAATGCTTTCGGTTATTGATACGCCACCGTCTGACAGGCTGTTTCCTGTGTATGTAGGGCCGTTCTTAATCTTAATGGTGTAATTCTTCGGCCTGCCGGTTTCGGTTGTAAACTCACGCTTAAGAGCGTCAGGAATAATTGTTTTTTGACTTGTACTTTCTGCCATTCACTTATACCTCCTGCGCTCTATTAGCGTTCAATAATGGATATAGATATGTCTTTCCATATCTTTTTATTTGTTGCACCCTTGTCGATAGTGTATTTCAGTGTATTACCGCTATATGCTTCTTGGATCACGCCTGCGATTTTCTTCTTGCGATCGTAATATTCAAATTTGAAGTACTCCTTGCCCTTTGTTAAATCTGCAATCAAATTTAACTCGTCGTCTGTTAAGTGTGGCCACGACAGCTCTATTTTTCTTACACCAAACCGTATGGTTTTCTTGTGTGTAAATCCCAGCGCGTCGCGATACGCTTCCTCCGCTAGATCGTTTTCGCTGTATTTTGCGTTGCCACGGAGTACCGGTGGCAATGCCACGCCATCAACTTTATAAACGCTCATTTTTGCCATTGGTTAGCCTCCTTAAAACGAAAGAACAGGACTATTTCCTGTTCTCTCTGTTTCATCATTGATATACTCTACCGCTGCCGCACCTGCTTCTCGTTTGGTGATTGAGAAGTTCTTTGACGCAATTATTCTCAGCAGTGCGATTGCTTCCTGATTAAATCCTCCTGCTTCTTCTCTGACAATCTGTCGGATTAGATCTTCCGGAGCTTCTAAGTTATTACCGTGTGTTTGGTCGCCTAGCATTGCAACAAACTGTTTATTCGGCGGAATAACCGCACCTTTAGCGAGGTATGGAATATGCGGTATGCTAATTCCCATGCCACCAAATCCTGGCACCCAACTTGGAATACGGATCCGATTGACTCCACTAATGAAGCCATTAATCAAACCGATAATACCGTTAATTGGCAATTTAAATAACGAAGCAATACCGCCGACAATACCATTGAAGATATTGACAACACCTTGCCATGCGCGGCTCCAGTTGCCGGTAAATACGCCTGCAACGAAATCTATGATTCCATTGAAAATCTGTTTGATAGAACGCACTGTATCGTTAAATGAACGTATTACTCCGTCAAATGCGCCTCGTAGGATATTCATGATTAGATCAGCGAACCACCGAACCAATGAAGCAAATCCATCAAGAGTGTTCTTAAATGCTGTGGCTATTGCCTGCAGAATCCGCATGGTTGTATCTCTGAATTTTTCAAAGAAATTTCCAAGAGGCGTAAACACTTTCTCTTTGAACCAGTCGCCGATTTTTCCAAACGCTTCCTTTATTCCGTTAACGCAATTTATCGCGAATTCTTTCACCTTATCCCAATTGAGGATAAGAGCGACAAGGATTGCAATTAAAGCGCCTATTGCTATCGACGCAATGCCGATAGGTCCTGTGATAAATGCGATTGCTCCCGATACTGCTGCCATACCGTTAGTTACTAATTTAGAAACTATATCCACCGCTTTCATTGCTCCGGATACACCTTTAAATCCAAGCACTAGCGAAGCCACGATTCCAACAAGCGTCGAGAATAACTCTTGGTTATTGGAAATCCAATTTGACAGATCTGTCAGTTTTTCAGCAACTAATTGAAGTACTGCTACAAATACATCACCCAAGAAATCAGCGACGGGTTTAAGGATCTTATCCCATAAGTCCTGTGCCAGCGGCGCCAATGCTTCAAGTGCTGAATGCACTGCCTGCAATGCACCTTTGATGATGTCTATTCCTGCAGGTATGACTCCTTCGATAAGCCACTTCGCTATTGGCAGGACTACGTTTGTATAAATCCATTCGAGTATGTTCAATATATCGTTGAACACTGGTCGCATTGCCTCGACCGCCCCTGCAATCGAATTAAACATCGGCTCAAGATTTAAGTTCTGAACCCATTCAAGAGTTGTGTCGAGAATTCTATCAAACCAATTCCACAAATCGCTCGCCATACCGCTTAATGTGCCAAGTATGCGCACGCCATTATCGTTGGCAGCCCATGCTTCTTTGATTTTGCTGCCCATCGTATCCCAGATGTCTTTGATTTTGCCGAGCGTACCTTGTAATCGTTCTCCGAGATCAACTTGTTTCAACATATCGCTAAATCCGCCGACACCATCGCCGCCAGACTTGTTGTTTTTCTGTAGAACTTCGATCTCATCAAACGAAGCAAGACTCCGCTTTCTTTCATCAGCTTCTTTCTTCGCTGATTTCGCTTGTTTGTCTGCATATGCTGCGGCTGCTTTGGCAAGAATATCAACACCGGTCAACGCTTTGATGATCGAGGCGATATAACTGACTGCCATTGCCAATCCTCGCACCAGTCCTTCGGCGATCGGTTGAACCGCTACGGCAGCAACCATCTTGATAGATGCAATGGCTGCTTGTAACTCTTTGCTTTGGCTAACCGCTTCACTTATGGCCTGCTTTATTCCTCTAAACGCTGTCATGACACCAAACGTCATTAATGTAAATCTGCCCATCAATCCCAGCATATTTTTTAGACCACCGGACGCGTTTCCGATGCCTTTGGATAGACCGGACATCACTCCACCGTTCGATGTATCACCTTTATCTTTGTTGCCTCCGAATTGATTTCTAAATCTCTGCATTGAAGCGGCTCTTGTTAGCAATGCATGCTCATCGGCTTTCTGACCATCGATCTGTGCTTGCATCGTATTTCGCAGTGCAGTTTGTTTTATCAATTCTTTGTTTTGCTCACCGATTTGATTGGTTACATCTTTCGCACTTGCTGAAATGCGTTTGAACCCACTGTCTGCTTCTTTCTGCTGGTCGATGATCTTCTGCATATATGCATCAAACGCTTTATCCCCGATATCTTGCGCTTCCGATTTCGACTTGCCTTGCATCAGCGCTTTTTTCTCTGCAAAGTTGCCCTCGAGACTTGCGTCAAAGATATTCTGCTTATCATTTCTGACACTTTCGACAATGCTGCTCTCCTTTGCCGCTTTTGCTTCGGATAGTTCAGCATATTTCTTTTTCAGTTCTGCAATCTTGTTTTTTGTCTTTTCGATTGCTTTATCTTGAACAGATAGATTTTTTTCCATTTCTGCAGTCTGTTTTTGCATTCCTTCAGCAACTGCAGAGGCATTGCCTATCCGCTCTATTCCTTTTTTTAAATCTTCGATTTTTCTTTTGATTTTATCCGCTCCGGCACTAAACCCCGAAGCGTCTAACTTGGTGTTTATTCGGATCATACTTTGTTCACTCATTTAAGTACCTCCGTTCTATGCTCGCCTTGCAAGCATGTTTTTATGTTTTAATCATTTTCCTTTGTTTCTCCTCGCAGTAGTCTATCGAATTCATCAAGCGCTTCTCGTTCGCTCTCGGTAATCTTTTCCGGTAATGCGACCAATCGTTTGGCTTGTATTAATTCTTCCATTGCTTTCGGACTATCTTTGTAGTCAGATAAGTCTTTATTCCGAATTTCCCGCACTCTACTAAGCGCAGACTTTGGACTAAGACCATTCAACAGATCAATGAACTTCCACCAATGCATATCATCGTTACTTGAATCAGACAGATCTATGTTGTAATCGCTAATGAATGACGCGATAATCAAACCCATGTCGTAGGAGTAGTCCATATCTGGCTCACGTTCTGTCAAGATTTCGTCCATCTCTTTGACTTGCTCTGGTTCTTTTCCACATTGCAAATATTTGACAAGCAATTCTTGCAGTCGTTTCATTCCTGAAGCGCTAAGTTCGGGAATGTCGCCAATTAAAAAGAGCATGATCAATACACCACGCTCCGCATCTGTGACTGCTTCATCTTGCAGCATATCAAAGCAACGTATTGCTGTTTGATACGATGTATCAAGTTTAAATCTGCGCCCTTCTACTTCAATCGCTTCTGGGTATCTCATTACATAGACCTCTATTAACTCAATACAGAGCCATCGTTGCGGTTGTTTTCACCGATGTGATATTTCTTCTTAAGTCTCTCTTTCACGCTGTCTACGTTAATTTCTAGGCGGCTTAAATGCGGTTCTAACTGCTCAAACAAATCATCAAACATAGTCAGATAATTGCTATCACCGAATAACGCCTGCATGGCTCCTTTGCCCAGCAATTCGTCCATTGCCTCGCGGTCTTTCTGATACATCTTTCTGTATTCATTTTGGATTTCGAGTTCTTCCTGTGTGATCATGCCTTTTTTAACCGGCTTTTGATTCTTATACTTGTTCTTGATTGCTAAGATATTCCCCTCGCAGTATTTGAGGTTCTTTTCAATATCCATGAACGCCTTGTTAACTTTGTAAGGCAAGTTGATATCCAACAAATCAAACACGATTTCTTGCCCGTCATCGCTGATATTAATGCGATAGACCTCATCTTCACGACGCTTGATTCTGATCTGATTAATTGTTTGGCTCTTGTTTGTGTCTGTCATTTTTCTTCTCCTCTGTGGTGCTTGTCTAATTGTTTGCAAGCATGTCTTTAACTCAAAAATAAAGAGGCAGGACACTGTGATGTGACTTGCCTCTTATTGTTTTTATCTGCGCAGAAATTATCCACCAACTACTGTCTTGGTGAATGTGACTTTTCCGTTTGCTTCAATCTTCGCAGTTCCAAGCGTTGGATCTCCATTCAACGCAATTGTGAACTGTAATGTGATAGGTTTTCCACCATCACCACCAAATTCTGTAATTTGAATTGTCGCTTGATTAAGTTCTGCAGAAAATGCACCTCCAGCTTGCTTATCATAGGCGTTAACAATTAGCACCTGTGTTTCGCAATCAGCGCCAACCGCTCTCTTTTTTCTCAATCCATCGATGTAATCATATACAGGCTCACCTTGAATGGCTGTCATAGGAGTTTGTACGCTGACCTTATATGAGTCAACAGATGTACTTGCACTATCATCGCCGATATATGTTTCTGTCGTTATTTCTGGATTGTATTGGTAGTTTTGAGAGGTAACGCCCTTATTGATTAATGACCATTCTTCATGTCCTTCGCCTTTGCCTGGATCAGTATTTAAGAATGTTTTTAAAAGCGAACGTTTAATTTTTCCCATTATTTCAATTCCTCACTTTCTTTTTATCCTTTACTTTTCGCAGCCCTTGAGTCGTGCATATACACGAGTTGCAGCTGCAATTGATAACGTGCTATTCTCCAGTCTGCTGAAACAGCAAACAAATAGCCCGTCGTTGTTACATTTAATTCCTCCGCATCATCACCTTTCGGTAATTCTGGAAGATTTTCTTCGTCGCTCTGTTCCTCTATCCACGCTGCCAATTCTTCAAAGAACTGACTGTTCTCGATGTTCATTCGAGCCTCTTCTGAATAACTGAACCTTGCGACTAAGTTGAATCTGTATTGACGTTCTGATACGCCGTCGAGGTAGTTTTCAATGACTGACGGTCCCGGCACTGTTTCAATGCTGAACGAACGCGTATCATCCTTTAAGAACTCTACCTTTGTTTTCGCTCCCATCTTCTTAATCAGTGGGCATTCGTCAAAGTACTGCTTGATTCCCTCGACTATACTTTCTGGTTTGCTCATTTTTTGATATACCTCCGCATGATAAACTCTTCGACTTCTTGAGTGATTTTCTCACCGTTATCTGCCCACGAACGTTCCGCCCAGAACGGACCAGCAAGTGGATGCACCGATTTATTGAAATTCAAATCTCGACCGCTTGGATCCATAACTTTAGGAACACCAGGTCTCGACCAGAACCGATTGTTTTCTTCGTCGTGGAATGCACCTTTAAGTGTGATAGGGTCAACCATCAACTTTCCAAAGTACAAGTACTGCGCATACGGTGCGTAATATACAACTGCATCCGGTTCGATAAACCTTTGCGCACTTCCTGCAAGCATGCCTGTGTCCATTGGCACGTACTTATCTGTGTGACGCATCATTTCTTGCGTAAAGAACTTTTGCGCGGGGCCGTCTGGCTCTAAACCTAATGTTCTAGTTAGATTTGACATTGCAGCTCTTATTCCAGAAATGTCAACCGTCATCAATTTATCAGACACCGGTTATCACCTTATTGTCGTTTGGTCGTCCGCAGTAATTCGTACTAATCGAACTAATTGTAATTGTTTCGTATTGCTCCAACTCTCGCATGCTCGTTATCTCTGGGCCTGTACCTTTTACGGCGTAATCGCCTTCTGCAATCTCTGCCGTGTCTGCTATCTCTTTTGGTATAACAACCGTTGTGTTGGTCGTCGCCTCGACGCCTTTTCCGCTTAATTTTAGCAGCTGCGGGCCGTACCAGAATACGCCCTCCAAAACCTGACGCTTATATTCATCGTCACCGTGTTTGTGGTAAATCGTGCATGTGTGTGGGAACATTTCAACTATCTTGTTTGTCAGCATGTAGGACACCCCAGTCCTCTATAAAGCAGACCAGTACCGAACAGATAGATTTCAATCACGCGTGTGTATTCGATTTGCTTTTCTGCTTCCGTAAGTTTCTTGTCATTCCTGAACGATACGGAATGCGGTCCAATCGTTTCAGATGAAATCTTTCCGGCTTCTTCCTTTCGCTGCATTTCTTCTATCTTTTCAGCGACTGCGCAGGTGCAATCCTGCACGTCCTTTGCGTATGGTTGTCCCTGTAGCGTGTCTGCGTTAATTCTGCGCATGGTTAATCTGTTGATGATTGCGGAGGCTTCACGCGCTAATGGGGTGAATTCAGATTCCGATAGTGTTCCTTTGAACTTATCTCGATAGTATTCAAACTCTACAAACTGCATTGTCTTTCCTCCGTTCTTCTAAAAGTATGCAAGCATGCCCATATTTCAGAGCATGCTTGTTTAACTTATTTGTGCTTTCGATTGTTCTGCCCGATGGCTTACTTAACCTTAATGCCAGAGAGCACACCAGCTTTGAGAGTGTTCTTTAGCGCGATTGCTGCTACCATTTCGACATCGCCCTCTTTCATAACGCCTGGACGATCCAAGTCTGGCAAGTGTGTGCTGATAATCTTGTCACCACGTGGAGTAACACCGTGTAATGCATCTAGACCAAGAGTTACCGCATAGATAGATGTTGTTCCACCTGTTTCAGCGATTTCGATATTATCTACAGTCTTGGACTTAGCGCCATCATAGAACTTGCCCATGTCAACAAGTGGGATACCATCCCATGCATCGACTGTGCGACCGAATGCATCTTCCAATCTTGAGTAGTAGCCCTTGCGACGTGCTACGCCTTTGATCTTGGTAAGCATTACAGAATTCATCAAGAGCATTGATGGCTTACCAGCCAACTGTGCCATGAAATCATCGAGCGTATCGAGCAATAAGTCGGCATTTTGAGTCATTTTGTCTGCAGTTGATAAATCTAATCCTGTTGCCTTGATTTCTGTTGATGTTCCTTTTAACATCTTCGCAAGACCATCGAACTGATTGTCCTTTGTGTTGTCACCATTGATTACAGCCCAGTGGAAGAGATTGCGTGCAGCCTCAATCTTCTGCTTGATTTGGAAGTCTAATTCATCAACCGCACCGGCTGTATCGATAATTACACGGTCAAGTGAGAATGCGCCGCCGAAGATTGCTAGTTTAGCCATTGCTTCTTTTCGCTTCGCTTCATTCTTTGGATATTCTGTGTTTAATGCACGGAATGCTGCAGTAGCAGGTGTCATTAACTTAGTGTATCCATACACCAAAGTTGAGCCACCTGTTGCAGGTGAAACTGCATTGTCAAATGTTAGTTGGTCAAGTAAGAAACTTGAACGACGGAACTCATCGATTACGGTCTGTTCGACCTTATCACGCATTCCGACTTTAGATTCTGCTAATGTAATAGGCATTTATTTGTTTTCCTCTACTTTCTATTTTTTACTGTATTTTGCGTTTAACGCGCTTTTTAGCGACATTGGTGCATCGTTATTTGTTTCAAACGTACCGTGTGCTCCACCTGTCGCTGTGCCGGTTCCGAAGTAATGTGGATATGACTTTCTCATTTCTTCCTCGACTGTTTCGTACCCTTCGATTGTGTCTTTCTTAGCGTCATAGTGCGCTTTTAGATCATCGACATCGATGTGTGCGAGGTAGCCGATTGTGTCCTTGATGCCCGCTTTTTCCATTGTTCTTTGCAAGCATGCCTCAAATCTGATTTGAGTAGTCGCCTTTTCAACTTCTGCCGCAACTAATGCGTTAATGTCTGCAGATTGTTGAACAGTTGGCTGACCGCCATTTCCATTTGCTTCCGGCTTGATGTCATCGGATTTCGACGCCTGTCCGGATTTTCCTTGTTCGCCGGCACCCGCTTTTCCCTCACCATCGTGATTCAATTTGTAGGTATTGAGTGCCTTTGCAACTCTGCGATCGTACTCTGCTTGTAGCGCTTTATCCTTTTTTAGCACTTCATCAAATGCTTTTTTTGCTTCAGGATCTGCTTCTTTGCTATCGGCACCCGTTTGAGTTCCTGTGTTATCTCCGCCGTTACCATTACCACCCTGATTGTCATTTCCTGCGCCTGCTTCTGGGGTTGTTACAGCAGCCCCATCGGCTCCTGTTCCATTTTCAGCTGCTTGAGTTTCTTCTGCGTTTGTTGCTGTTGTGTTTTCTAATCCGTCCATTTGTTTTCCTCCTGTCTGGTCCCGTCCGTTCATATGCCCGTGCGTTCCCTTTTCTGTATGAACATCTTCTTGTACTGCTATTGAGTCGCCTGTGTTTGCGTTTTTAAGTGCCACCACAGCCGTTGGCTCCTATTTTTTAAAACGAAAAGAGCAAGATTTTCTCTTGCTCCCGCTTGTATTTTTTCTTTTTATGGTGTTTAATGTGGGTACAAGCATTCTGTGACAACCTTATATCGCTTAAGTGCGTGTTTGTCAGAGTCTGCTTGTTTTTTTATTTCTTTTTTAACGCAATTTCAATTTTCTCACCACGCATTACTGCAATTTCGTCAATGAATTGTGTATGTGGATATCTAAATATATCATCTACTTGCCGCATTATTTCATAATTTGAAAAACTGCATTCCGGCTTGATATAATAAAGAAATTTATTAGACTGGTTCCCTTTACGGAGAACTGCGTTCAGTAGTGTATTTTTCCCACTTCCTGTAATTCTTTTTAGATCCCATCTTTCTGGAATGCCATTTCTCCATATAAAAAATGCATCTGGTGTACTTATTCCTTTTGGAATATTTATTTTTGGTATCAGCTGAACTTTAATCCCATAATTTTTTGCTATGTTATTAAGTATGTCGATTTCTTCCGGCTTATGGTCGAAGTAATTAGTTCTTGGGATATATTTGTACTTTTCTCCCATAAACTCAAATTCGCCGTCAATAACTGGAAGCTGCTCTGCCTTTTGATACTCTGAATTTTTAGTAATAACCCATCTATCCATACTGTCAGTGCAGTATTTCAATTTATATTCATTGCTTCCTTTATTTGCATAATACTCTTGTATGGCATCCCTCAATGTGCCTTTAGGGACTTTGTTTTTGATAAACACCCTGTGTCCGTTTATATATCTCCATACTCCGGATTCTTCGTTATCTCTGCTCATAAACACCTACTTCTTGTAGTGTTCTTGCAGGATATCTTTCATGCTTTCTTCCTTCGGAGCATCTTTGTTATCTTCCGGCTTATCGACCTTTTTATCTTCTTTCTTTTCAGTCGGCTTCTTGTCGCCGATTTTTAATTTCTTAAATGCTTCGGTCATAATTAATTTCCTCCTGTTTCTCTATTCATTTGTATTGCTCACGCGCTGATGATCTTCTTAGACCATACTTATCGCAATGAGTATTTAATGCTTGACTCAACTTTTCAATGTGTTTACGTGCCTTATCCGCAGCTGCCATTGTTTCCGGCGTATCTTCCATCATTTCCATTGCATTACGGACTTTCTTCCACTGCCGAATGCGGCGCTCATATGCGCGTTGCTTCTGCGTGGCTTGGTAGATTTCTGCATTCTTCTCTTCGTCGTAATGCTCCGCTGCTGGTGTGCTGATTCCGAGGAAGAAAATAAAACAACGATGCCGACAATTCGCACCGCCGATACCATCTACTTCTCCGTATCCTGTTGTTTCTTTGAAATTCTGAATTTCATAGCCGACGATTTCGTTCGCCTCTGCAGTTCCTTTTCCGTGCAATGCATAAACCTTGCCTTGCCACCACGCGTGGTTGGTATGGTTATGCTGTCCATCGCCTATCCTAGCACCCATATGTGACGTTGTTTCGACATATTCTGCACCCATCTCTTCTGCGCATTGTGCCATTGTATCATTTGCTAATCGTGTGCTTGCACTGATGGCATCACGTCTAACGACCGCTTCAATGCTCATATGTCGAATAGTACCGTCTTCACGTTGGTACGTCGCTCCATCTATACCATTCTTGGCCATTGTTTCGATAGCACGTGTAATCGCTTGGTTGTAACTGTATGTACCGCTTGCGCTTTCAATATACGCTTGGTTTAAGGCTGTCATATATGCCTGCTTTGTGGACTCTAGGGCTTTTGTTTCTATCAACTTGATTGTGTCGTTAACAATGCCTTTATACGCCACGTTCTGTAGCTGCTTGATAATTGGCAGTTCCTGCAGTTGCTCCATACTTAGATGTATCATACCTGCCTTGTACGCTTCCGTTAGATCGTCCTTGTCGAAGTTGGCGAATTGGGCTTTTTTCAGCATTTCTCGGATTGCTTCTTTTCCTCTGCCAGAATACTTTGAGATTGTTTCGATTGCCTGCTTATTTAGCAGTCCTAATTCGTCTAACTTCTGTAGGTGCCATTTCAATGTGCCACTTGCTTCCTCGTATGTTTGGAACCGCATTATTATGTCTTTAAACAGTTGCATTTCCATTTTGTTATAAATAGCCACCAACTCTTCGCACAGTGCCTCTATCTGCTTATCTGTAAGCATGTATCAATCTCCTATGATTACTTCTTCGTCTTTATTCGGATAAGCCC